ACCGCCACCACCAGCAACAACTAAGTAGTTAGCAAAAAAAGCTGATGCAGCAGCACTAAAAATACCTAATGGACTAAGTGCCATGACTAAACCGCCGTTGCGTTACCAATAATGCGGTAAGAGTTAGAAGCCACACAGACAACAGATACAGCGTCATAACGCTGACCGATTGTGTAAGCGGTTCCTGCGGTTCCTCGACCTGCCAGGCTAACAACTGTTCCATCTCTAGTGATCGTGACAGTTCCAGCACCATCCTGCAAGATGTCTACACGCTCGCCAGCCTGGAAAGCTGTGGCAGTTCCGATGCTGACAGTGGTGTTAGAGGCAGAGTCAAACTCTAGGATTTTGTAGCGGTCAGAGGTCAGCACTGTGTAAGTAGTAGCGGTAGAGGCTGTTAGTGTCACCTCGTTGCTGAGGTATAGGTTCACATCGGCAGCAGCTAGGACTTCACCGGCGGTAAAGGTTTTTCTTGGCATTGGTTTCCTTTTGTTCTCGTTTTAGTTTACTACTCGTAGGCAAGGCGGTCATCGTCTAGGACACCCAAAACAGCGTTGTCCAGGATGAAGATGGCAAAGTCAAGGCGTTCTAGGGCAAAGGTAATGTTCTTGCTGTTTGCTGACCAGTCATGGCTGATACCGATGATCCTGACATACTGCTCGATTGCCGGTGGGATGTCCGAAGGCTCAAAGCGAACCTGCACAATGTCACCAATCTCAAGCTCTAGGACTGCATCCTGGTTAGGTGTTGTCAGTGTGTCCATTACTACTGTCACAGCCTCAAAGCGGTACTGAGGTTCCTTGAATCTGGCAAGTAGGTAATCTGCCAAGAACTGCAACTCAGACTGGCTCGCGACAAGCAGGTTGCTCTGTGAGAAGCTTCGAGGTCCGTAGACAGTCTGCGACTCTGTATCGGCAGCCGAGGCTTCAAGAACAGGACTACCGGCGTTGCTGATAAGGATGCGGTTGTAAAGGTTCTCAGATCCATAGACATTGTTGACGCTGGCAAACTGGATGCCCTGGTAAACACCAGCAACGACCTCATCGGTAAAGACTAGATTAGGCGTGTTGGGTACAGAGTTTCGCTCGCGGAATACGACCTTGCCATCCTTGCCAATAAACAAGTCACCGAACTCTGAGTTGCTTACAAGTTGCAGATACTCAAGCACCGAGGTTCCCTCAGCAACAAGAGCCCCCAGCATTGTTGAGTTGCCGGTGTCAATCTCTCTTTCGGCTGCTGGCCAGTCAACCTCGGGTCTGTCAAGCACAGCGTTCACGCGAGCACCTGAGAGCTGGGCAGTAGGGGTAAACTCCTCAAGCCCTGAGTTGGTCAAAGTCGAGAAGGCATCAGATACATCTATGCGAACCTGTGACCGGTTGCTTGGTGCATAAACAATGTCAAAGTCATCTATGGCACCGATAAAGACTGGCTGGTCATTGCAGGTGATTCTTACAGTTCGGCGAGGAATGAGCTGACCAAAGTAAGGGCCGTTGGGATACAAGGGGTCAAAGTGTCGGTCCGAGTTGTCAACAACGATGCTCGAGGTTCCAGCGTCAATACGATCTAGTGCCTGGTTCTTACCTCGGGCTGTGCTTGTCGCAATGAGTCTGTCGGAGATGTCAAAGTATCTTTCGCCACCAAGGGTAAAGCTTGTGTTGTCCAGGACACCTTTGATAGCGTCATCGAGCACAAAGGCAAAGGGGTCTGCCTGACCAAGGTTTAGACCTAGTTCAACTTTGACTGCTGGGGCTGGCATTACGCTCCCACAAAGACAGCACCAGAAGTACGCTCGTAGGACTTGATAGCCTCAACGATTGCCCTACCGATAGTCGAGCCAGAGCCAACACCGCCATTGACATTGATGTTGTAAACATTCTGTGGCTTGTTGTTTGTGTATTGGCCCATCTTGTTTAGTGGGATAACAGCTTCAGGTTGTCCTGCTTCAGCAATGTTGGCAAGCACTCCACCTGGCTTTGGCATAACGATACCGCCCATAGCGAGTCCTGGAATTGTGGCAGGTACCTTTGTTGGTGTCTTTACTGGCACCTTTGGGATGACAACTGTTGGCACCTTTGGCACTTGAATCTTTATTGCTCCACCGGTGACAGATGACACAATGGAGAGTGCAGCGTTAGCAAGGCTGATGACACCGTTGAGCCCACCGATGATTGTGTTTATAAAGTTCTCAAACCTTGTGGCTAGGCCGTTGATAACCCCAACAACTAAGTTGCTGATTGAATCAAAGACAGTTCCAAAGAACTTGCCGACCTCAGCCAAGCCCTTCTGCATAGCCTCAAACAACTTGCCCCAGCCACCAGACAAGCCGACCAGGTAGTTGATCAAGACAACAGCACCAGCAGCCAAAGCTGCAACTAAGGTGATGACCTTGACAATCGGGTTGGCGTTTAGGGCAAAGTTCACACCGAGGATGGCGATAGCTAAGGCCCCAAAGATACCTGCAAGCACAGACACTACACCTGAGTTCTTGGCAATAAAGTCAAACAGTCCTGTGATAAGTGGGACAAGCTTTTCTAGCACCGGCAACAATGCGTTTCCGATAGCTTCCTGCATCTCACCAAAAGCCACAGCCATCTTCGCCGAGCCTGTTGCAGTAGCAGCAGCGGTGCCACCAACCTGAGTTTCGATAGCTGAGAGAATCATGTCCTGAGCTTCGAGCATCTTGCCCGACTCAACCAAGACCTTTATCTTGTCCTTCTCTTGCTGGGTGAATGTCACACCAGCTCGGGCTAGGGCAGTAATTCCCTTGATAGGGTCTTGCAAAGCTTTACCAAGCTGAGTGGCGTTAGTTTCTGCCGAGCCAAATCCTGCTGCTGCCAAGTCAATAGCAGCTAGGGTAGCTCGGTCCATCGCCCCACCCATAACATCGGCAGTCTGAGCTAGGTTCTTGAAGGTAAGTAGTTTGGCCTGTGTTGCCTTAATGACTTCATCGTCAATCGCGGTCTGTTTCATTGTTGCGTCTGCAAAGTCGCGTAGTCGCTTAGTGACTGCACCGGTCTGAGTTCCAAACAGGTTCATTGAGTCAGCAACGCTGGCAAGTCTGCGGTCAGCTACCTGGGCATCCTCGGCTGCTCTCAGGGCAGAAGCACCAAGGGCTGTCAAAGCCACAAGGCCAATCTGTGCAGCAGGGGCTAGAGATCTAGTGACTGCCCCAAGCTTCTCGATAGGAGTGTCAAGTCGCTTTAGTTCCCTTTGTAGCTTGCTGAATCCCTGAGCATTGAAGTTGCTTAGGATGTTGATTTTTATGCCGGCCATTAGCGGTTCCCAATCACTTCAATGTTTCTATTGAGCTTATTGGTGTATTGCTCAACACCCTGCAACACATAGCCCTGAATGAATGGGACCGACTGCTCTGCCTCTGGGTAGATGTATCGAGATGGGCTCATGCCTAAAGCCTTGATCATCTCTTGACCCTGAGTAGTGACAGTGTGCCTACGAGTAGTGCCTTTCCACTCGTAGGTTCTTGTGGTCTGCAAGCGTGTCTTACCCCCACCGCGACCTGCCATGTCTGCGATGCTGACTGCTGCACCATTCACAATCACCTGGAGAAGGGGTGTTGCACCATCCATGCCAGCTCTAGCATTACGACCACTTACAACTGTCTTAGTTGTAGCACCACGCCAGGCTGTTCGGCCATTGTGCCTAAAGCCTCGGATAGGTGCAAGCAAAGGGATGTTGCCCTGAATCCTACGACCAAGGGTGTCACCGGCTCGCTTCATGAAGGCCCTAATCTCAAAGAATAGGTCTTTGTCAACATCGCGGATCTCGGCAAGGGTTTCCCTAATGCCGTACACCTCGACTGACATACTCTTTATCATTATTGCCTCATCTGTTCTGCTTTGCCCTTTAGATACATCTGCATCGTAAAGAGCATACGCTCGGACTCTTGTAGTAGAGCCGAGGGTGCAATCCCTGTTTCACAGGCCAAGTAAGCGATCAGGTAGTGCTGGCTAGTAGCTCCTAGCCCCTTGATCTTTAGACTTTTGGGTCTGCATCATCGCCTGAGATTGTGTCTAGAGTTTCCACAAAGTCCTCAAAGGACTTGTCTGTCCTTTTAGTTCTGCGTAGCGAGTTCCAAACAATGAAGCTCAGGTAGGTTAGGCGAGGGTCCGACTGGATAGTCGTTATGGCCAAGTTGTATCTCTCCTCAAAGGCAATAAAGTCTGGGGTGCCAGTGACAACCTTTTCTTTATTACCATCCACAAACTCAACTATGAATGGGATTTGCATGGTCTTAGACTGTTGACCTTGTTAGAGCACCGTTGAGTGGCCAGGTGATACTTAGCGTGGCCAAATCCCCAATTGTCGAATTGAAAGGGGAGTACTGCGTGACCAAAAAGTTTCCGGTGAAGGCGGGATTGCTGGCTGATGTAGCGGTACCTGCTGGTCTTACTGTCACTGTGGCGTTTGTGCCTAGTAGTGGGTAAAGAACTGTGTCAATGGCTCCTGCTCCAAAGTCCTGGTGGAACTCTAGGGTGATTGAGCCGGTCTGCAATCCTGCGATTGCTGTACGGAAT